CACAGAAAAATGTCAGCCATGTAAAGATGCACATAAAGAATACTTAAATGTATATTATTCTAAAAATAAAGAAGCCCTTTCAGTAAAAAGAAAAAATAGATACGCTAATAATGCTGAAGAAAATAGATTAGCCAGGAAAAAGTATTATATGCTTAATTCTAAAAAAGAAAAAGCTTACCAGCGTCAACACAAGAAAGAAAACCCTCATTTAAAAAGAGAGTCTGAAAGACGTAGAAGAGCAAATAAACTTAACAATGGATTTGAATTCTATAAAGAATCTGAGGTTCTAGATTTATACGGAAGTGATTGTCATATATGCTTAAATCCGATAGATCTTTTGGCTCCCCGCCAAGCTGGAGTTGAAGGCTGGGAACACGGCTTACATATAGATCATGTGATTCCATTATCTAAAGGTGGGCCAGACACCCTTGAGAATGTCCGCCCAGCCCACGGTTCATGCAATGTAAAAAAACACGCTAACACCCTTTCCATATAATGGGTCTAATGCTATAATTGAAACACCTAGACTAAGGAGAAATAAATGTCGTTTGAAACCATGAAGGTTGCAGAACTTAAGAAAATTGCAGAGGACTTTGCAGTTGATACAGAAGGTCTAAAGAATAAAGCAGATATTATTGCCGCTCTATCCGAAGAGGGCGTAACATTCGCAGTATATGCGAAAACATTAGATGTGAAAGAAGAAGAGGCGGAAATGAACGAAAACGAAGTATTGCCAAAGCCTGATAAAACTCAGTCAAAGGACAATGTACTAGTAAGAATGACAAGAGCAAACTTTCGCTACGATATCATGGGATACACCTTTACAAAGGATCACCCATTTGTCGCAATGAAAGAAGAAGATGCTCAAAAAATCTTTGATGTGGAGGAAGGTTTCCGTTTAGCAACTCCTAGAGAAGCACAGGAATTCTACAACTAAACCTAATTAAATGGAGATATTAATAGGATCAAACTCACCAATTAATCATAAAGTTTTTTGGAAGGGTGCATTAACTGATGCAGATTCTCTGCCACAGGTAGAGATATATGATGTAACAGAAGATCCTGCTATATCTCCAGCAATTGATCCAGAAACATATATTACAAGAATCAATGCGGAAAAATCAGAGACTGATCCAGGTACATATAATTTATACCTACCATTAACTCTTACAGATAGAAAAAGACAACTTAAGTTAATCTGGAGATATAATGTAGAATCAACTCCTGCTACAAAGACGCATACAATTTATGTCACACAGCCATATGCAGATATTGCTCAGGCCATGGATGCTTTGGGAATAAGCTCAGATGCATCTGACCCAAACTATAAAACTTATGCAGAGCTATGTGCTGCAGAACGCTGGGCCAGAAAAGTAATTGAAAACTATACTGGTCAAGATTTCTACCTATATGATGATCTTCATACAGTATATGGAACTGGATCTGATGTACTGCCGCTCCCATATAAATTAAATACATTGCATGAGCTTTATCAGAACGACATCTTGTTATTAGATACAATTAACAATATTGATAATTGGAACTATACAGTTCAGATTTCTGAGACGGGATTTGGAATTAGAGTTAATAAAGCAGCAATGCTAGATAATACAGTGTATACTGCAAATGGCATGGTCCCACCAAGTATTCATGATAGCGCTGGAGTTTTTGCAAAAAATACTCCGTATAGAGTACAGGGTAGATATGGCTGGGCACAAGTTCCAGATGAAGTAGAAATTGGATGCATCGAATTAATGAGAGACTATTTCTCTAAGGATAAAGAGTGGAGAAATAAGTACCTTCATAGCCTACAGACATTTGATTGGCACTTTGAGTATAACCAAGAGTCTTATCGTGGAACTGGCAATGTATATGTTGATCAGATTCTTCTAAAATATGTCTTAACACAAATGGTCGTAATATAAAATGTATAATCTAGTTGAAGCCGTTTTCTCCATGAAGATGGATATATATCGACAGCTAGACACTCAAGACCCAGATACTGGCGCTATAAAAAAAGAGTGGACCTATTATAAAACCGTACCATGCCATGCAAAAGGCGTGATTAGTAATTCAGCCACAGCAAGAAACGGTGATAGACAGACCTTTGATAATAGATATAGAAATGATCAGGTTATTGAAGTTAGAACAACTGATAGATTAACCTCTCGTGAAAAAGCTACTAATATTAGAAATTCAGAAGGAATTATAATCTGGGCTGAAATTGATTTTCCAACTGAGACACCAACAGTATTTGAAGTTGTTGGAACAACACCATTAACAGACCCATTTGGAAAGATCATTGCTTATAACTCAACGATGAAAAGATCGGAGAATCAGATAATTGGACTCTAGTGCTTTATTGATGACGGCAGCCAGTGGTCTTGAAAAACTAATGGTTAAAAGTACTGCAAAAAATACTAGTATACGTGATACATCAGTAGCACAAATATCTGCAGCAATTTATTATAAGGCTAGTGTAATTGCAAAACTCTCATCTAATACAGCATTCCAAGAAAGATTTAGAAAAGTTATATGTGATCAAATAAGTGTTGATTTTGGTAGCTACATGGATGCTCAGGCAAGAACTAAGCCCAAGTCTCTTCACCACGTATATGAGTGGAATAAAGTTGGCACAAAAGGCGGAAGACTATTTAAATTAAAGTCATATGGAGATGTTGGCCTGTCATTTAAAATAACCTACGAGTTTCTTGATTCAAAAACAAATGTACCTTCACCAAAAGGATTTAAGAAATATAAGTTTCCTAATAAAGCTTTTATCATGGAAAATGGAATACCCGTTACAATCTCTCCAAAGGCCGCTAGCAGGCTTGTATTTGAAGTTAATGGTTATACTGTCTTTATGCCTAAAGGCGCCTCTGTGACCGTCTCAAAGCCTGGAGGAGGCAAGGCTACGGGACAGTTCAGGATTGCTTATGGACAATTCTTTACAGGGCAATTAGTTAATGAATCTATTAGAAGATCTGGATTTCAAAATATATTTAATGCGGGAATGAATAAAGCACTAATGGTACCACCAGGAATTAAAAAGGTTCAGTATTCATTTACACCAAATACAATTAGAACTCAAGCAGACGCAGCCTTAAAAGAAGCATTTGGAGGATCATTATTATGACAGTTAACTATAAGCTAGATGCTTTAACTGAGCTTAGAAAATATTTATGGCAAGAACTATCAACAACAGGAATCTTTGATGAGACAGAGTATTATAGCGATAATTTAATGTCCACGATTGTCCCTATTATGCCTATCCAGCAGCAAGCTGAACTCAGTCAATTTTTGAGCGGGAAGAAGCATATAATCTATGATAAGATCAGCGCTGGATATGATACTAACTGGCTAATATGCAATGAACAATTTCTATTTACAATATATTCGACTGATGTTTCAGAAATCAATGAAATTAGAAACTTCATGACTGACCTATTTAGAAGAATGGATGAGTCTGCTCATGATGTAAATAGATGGGCAGATCTATCAGATATGTTTAAATTCCATAGTATTTATATTGCAGACATATCTGCAACTACCCCATCAGAAGAACTTCAGGGATTCTTATCCACAGATGTTATATTGGACGTTAAATTCTCTAGAATTACAGATGGCCTAGGGCGCTTCGCCTGATTTGCCTTTGGGCGTATTATAGCCTAAAATTGGATATAGAGGAAAGGGCCTAGCCAGCCAAAATTTTTGTTTTACAACTTAATATTATTTTTTTTAAACAGGAGGTTTAAACCACATGGCACAAAACACAGGTAATGCTAAAAATATTTTAGTTGGTGCTTCACCACTATTTATTTCAAATACCGACTCAACAGATACTGCTAACTATGTAGATAATGCTGAACCAGGTTATGGTACTGTAGCGGTTCCAGCTTTCACAACTGGAACATCTTACACATCTACACTCAATGGCGTAACATCTGGAAATTTCTATTACAGAAACGTAGGATACACAAATAATGGTCTTCAGATTACTTACAACCCAACATACGGTTCAGTAACAGTTGATCAGCTCCTAGATACAGCAAAGCTGTTCAAGGAATCTATGGAAGTTATGATTGCAACAGAAATGGCAGAAGGAACACTCGAGAATCTTCTCGCAGTATTCGGACAGCCAGGAGACAATGCTAACTCAGCAGGAATTTCTGCAACTGATACTCTTAATACAGAATCAGGATTTACAACAGGAACAGCTGGAAAGAACCGTACACTCGGACTTGCAGCTGGTGCACTCGGAATCGCTCCAACAGAGCGTCAGTTAATTGCAGTTGGACAGGCTCCATCAACAACAGATGGATCAAACAATAAGTCAACAGAGCGTGTATATTATGCACGTCGTGTTCTTTCTGTACAACAGTCACAGTTCTCACTTGCTCGTAACGCAGCAACAACATTCCCAGTAACATTCCGTCTTCTCCCATCAGGAGATTCAGCATACGCTGGACAGGAATACGGAAAGATTATTGACCGTATCCTAGCATAATTTAA